ACTGAACTCCTTCTTAAATCACCAGTGTTAGTTGTTTTCATCATTTCTTTTTAGCTGTCTTAGCAGCATCCTTAAAGGCTTTATCCGTAGGTGCGCCTTTATCACCCTTCTTTCTCATCTTCTTACCAGCCTTACGCTTGGCATTGATGTTAGCATATAGACCTTTAACCACGCTTTTTTTCCTCTGCTATAAAAGCCTCAATCCACATCTTACACAGAGGTGATCTGACCACATCATCTATGGTAAACTCAATGATTGGAACAGGAAGACAGTGCTTCTTTACCATCATAATTGTTTTACTAAGACCTGATGTCTCTTGGATATCTGACTGTGAGACATCCCCGTTAAGCAGAACCTTAGAGTTCTCTCCAACTCTTGTCAGAAACATCTTTATTTCATGAGGCGTTGTGTTCTGGGCTTCGTCAAGAATAATAAAAGCATTCTCAAATGATCTGCCTCTCATGGTCTCAAAAGGTATGATCTCAATATTCTTATTCTTAATAGCAATTTCTACAACTGCTGGAGTAAGTGTCTTGTTTAGGACATCAATAATAGGTGCCATCCAAGGAGACATCTTCTCTTCCAGAGTCCCGGGGAAATAACCAATAGACTTACTGGCCCCTACGTTAGGTCTTGTTAGAATAATCTTATCGATAGTCTTTGTCTGATACAGGCTTGCAGCAAAGACAGAAGCAATGTAAGTCTTACCTGTACCTGCTGGACCCAGAACAATAACCTGTTCACTGTTCTTCAGGGCCTTGATATACTCCCCTTGCATCTGTGTTTTAGGCAAGAGGATAATGGCTGGCTTACTACCGTCAAACTTGGAAGGCTTCCTTCTGGTTCCTTCCTTCTTTATCTTACCCATCCTTTACCACTTAACCTTGTCGGCCCAAAAAGCCGCGCTCATCTTGCCCTTGGAGATATTCTTGGCATGTCTGGCCTTGAAGCTTTCTCTGCGCTTACGATAAGACTCAGACTCACCAGACTTCTTGGGAGAACCTGAGACACCCTGCTGACCAAACCGGATAAGCTTTACCTTATCACCCTCTTTAGCCAGCACAGCATGAGACTTAGAAGCATTAGGGGTACGCTTAGGTTTATTATATCCAGCAAACTTCTCACCTCTATATTCAACCATTAGTACCTCCAAGTAGAACCCATACCGGGTTGTAGTTTATCTTTAGTCCATACGTCAAAGTGAATACCAGCCTCTCCCATGTACGTACCGACTGATCCGTAGTCGTTCTGTAGCCAGAAGTCTCTGAGCTTATCCAAAGTCTTACGGTCCTTTACTTGCTGTCCCTCACGATCATAGATCTTTACATCCGCAGCAAGACCAGCACCTTCCTTGTCCACGTTATGTCGGACAGAACCTGTCTTCTCCTCATCCTGACCACCAGAAAATACCTCTACTGTGTACCCTACACCCAAGACTTCTGTGATAGCAGAGTCAAGTTTTGCCTCAAGTTCAAAAGCCACAGGTTTGTTTCTGGTAGCATCTTGATTGGTATACTTGATAGTGGTAAACCCCACAGGCTTTAGCACTGTAGTCGTTCTAGACCTGATATTACCCGCAACAGTCTTTTCAAAATCTTTATTCACCACAATACCAGTCCAAGTTTTCTGAAGGGCTTCTCTTAGAAACTGAGTATTCCCTGCCATAAGATCTGCCTCAAGGTCTCTGCCTTTTGTCCCTCTCTTATATCTTTCCTTGGCAAGGTAGAAAGCAGCCTTGTCCTGATTAGCAGGATCAAAGGGACCAAGGTCATCGTACTTACCCTTTAGGTAATCCCATGTCTGCTTTGTAATCTGGTACTTACCAGCGGCTGTACTAGAGCCAGCCTTTGTCACAATACCTACAATGTTAGGATGTTCTTCATAACCCTCAAATTTCTGACCACCGACAATAATATTGTAGTCACCACCAGTACCTTCAGCACTGGCAATAGCATCAAGGAAGCCCTGTGCTTGGGGAGACAGACCTGAGTCTGGTACAGCCGGGGTAATCCTAGGCTCAATAAGATCCTTTGTCTCAGGATCTATAACCTTGTCCATGACAGTAACTTTGTCGAGCAAAGTCTTGACAGATGTCCCTAGATTGTAGATATCCTGAGGATCTATCGCAACAGGAGGGGTCTGTACTGTTGCATTAGTTACTGTATCCTGAACTTCTGGTTTCAACAGGGCCATTACTGAAGACTCTGCTGAAGGATTGTAAGGGCGTCTCTGCCTTGCTTTACAGTATCAGGGATCTTACGACTGGTCCTTGCCAGAACAGCCATAGACTCTACCATATCCAAGATTTGGGTAGCATTAGAACCCTGAAGAAGAGAGACATAGTTAGCCAGAATCTTTTTAGGATCTGTCTCAGTAGGAGCCTGTTCAACACCAACAGTTCTTGAAGCTCTACCAGAACTTTGAGTAGTATACCTATAAGCACCCATTGCCTTCTTTAGATTATTATCAAGTCTGGCTGCTTCAGCGTTTACCACAAGTTCAACATTACCGTTCTGGTCTATCTCAATATTAAAAGGAACAAGATCTGTTTCCTTAATTGTTTCCATCTGGTTCTTGAAGTTATTGGCAAGAACATTTGCAGCATTGATAGAGTATGTATTAATAACATTATACATACCCATTCCCTTGTCTGGCATAGACTTAGACATACTATCTGCAATCAAAAATGTCTTATCACCAAGAAGCTTCTTTATATTAAAAGACTTCATAGAATCCTGTGCCTTATCTATTTCAGGGAGAGAGACCATAAACATTGAAGTAACGGCACGGTGTGTAGCTTCCATAAACTCAGGACTTTCACCCTCAAGCTTATAGTTTTGTACAGTCTTAAGACCATCATCTACTATAGGTTTCCAAGCAGGTTTTGCATTAAATGTTTTTATCAAAGATTCATTACTAAAAGCTGTATTGTATCTGCTGGCAAAAGTAGAAGCTGAGTCTGTGGAAGAACCGTCAGACAAAGCTGGTGCCATAGAAGGAGGAGAAGTACCATTGACAGCAGCAGCGCCTGTGCCGCTCTCTGTAATCCTCATAAACTCTTCTTCACCACCACCATTGACAAGCCACCAGCTAAACGTAGCAGGGTCAACCTTACCAGCAGCCCACTGCCTAATCACAAACGAAGAATTTGAGAATGTCTTAGCCCAGTCTCTGTTAGCATTGTCTTTGAAAGACCTATCCACAATCGTAGAGTTAGCCTCAAGCATACTAATCAAGGCATCAAACTCAGTCATGAATGTTTCAGGCTTGACTGCTGTAGGATCAATACCACTTTTATTTATATCTGTAGTAATAGAACTAAGAGATAAAGTTCTTGTTGCCTTTACAGCATCAATAAGAGCTAGAGAAGGAGTCGCACCAGACTTTAGGATAGCATCAATATTATGCTTCTTAAACATTCCTTGATAATGTTCCTTAGCTCTTTCTTGGAACATTGGCCTAGCTCTGAGTTCAAAAGCTTCCTTCTTACCTTCTGCCTCTTTCTTAAGAGCAGCCATGTTTGCTTCAAATGTCTGTTGCTTGTGGTAAGCAGCAAAGATCATATCTTGCTGTACTTCGATATTACCCGGGGCAGACATCATTGCATCTGACACAGCAAACTTACCCTCAGGTGATTCCTGCGCCCACTTAAGTCTGTTCTCTTTGTTGATGTCTTCAATAGAGATACCTGTCACAGGATAAATCTCACCAGACACTTCACCAAAGAACTTGTTAAGATCATCCACATACATCGGATATTCACGGTAAGCATTCTGCTGAAGAGACTTGAAAGTCACAGCCTTACGTGTAGGATCTTCAATCTGGTCAATCTTCATCATGTTAGCAGAGACAACCCTAAGGGCTTCAGACTTTCTCTCAGCCTCAGTAGGGGCCTTTACTTCCTTTTCTTCTGTTGCTGTTCTAAAGATCTGACCCACAGAAGAGATAACTCCAGAGTAGTCCATACTAGGTGGGGTATAGGCAGTTACATTAGTACCACCAATTTCTCTTACTTCAGGTTTGAAAAGTTCAGCCATATTATTTATTCTCCCAACTTCTGGAACTGTCTAGACAGACCCTGCTTGGCTGTCAGGCTATCCTGTTGAATAGCAATTTCACTCAGAGACTTCCAACTTTCTTGACTTCTTTTTATTACGTCTTTCTGTTGTGCAAAGTTCAATGGGGCCAGCAAGGACTTGATCTCATCCCTGATTCCTTCCGCAGAACGATAATCTTTTTCTTGGATGTACTTACCTTTCAGTCTGGTAAGTTCACGTACTCTGTCAGTAACACTGGCAATCATGTCTTTTTCTGCAAACAGTGTCTGCTTCATATCATAGTACATCTCAACTTCTTGGAAGGGGATGCCCAAGGTATTCCACAAAACATTCCAAGGATTCATACCTTCAGCCAGAACCTGACCCTTCTTATTCACAAACTCTCCGGTCTGCATAAGATAGTAAGCCTGAGTAGCCTTGTTCCAAGTAGAGATATTTCGGAGGACCTTATTCAGATCATACTGCTGTAGAGCGATGTCTGAGGTAAAGACAGAGCTTACCAGACCAATAGCACCCATGCCAGAATCATAAGCAATGGAACCAGCAGGACCCCCAAGAATCTCTACAAAGTTCTTGTCCATGATGTCTTGCCAAAGCTGGTTAAGACCTTCGCCTGTGCCGAGTCTTGCGCTCAAAGCAGTATCTTCACCCGTCACATTCGACAGGATTAAGTCTAGCATACCATATCTAAGAGTTGTATACAAGTCTTTATTTATACCATCAGAGGTTTGATCCACAAAGGCATTAAGACCCACACTGGCAAACGGAACACCAGCAGCACCGAAGAAAGCAATCTGGCTAAGACCAAACCTTGTCTTTTCAGCACCACTCAGGTTTCTGCCGAAGAAGATATTCTCCATCAGTCTTGCCTGATAACCAAGCCACTGCGTAGGCAAAGACCAGAAGCCCTGTTGCCAAGGTGCAGCAGAGGCTCTTGTCATATTCATTGTCAGAGTATCAGCCCTCTTGGTGATGAACTCATCCATGATCCTGTAGCCAGAATCTGTGGCAATATCCAATGTAGGATAAGCCTTTCTGAAATCTCTATAGGCAACATTCGTAGCCATCAGTCGGCCAATTCTATCACCTTCGTTAAAGAACATACGACCAGATTCTCTGATGTTTCTGATTACACCACGGGTCATATCGTAGGTAGAATTAATCTCAGAGATATTCTGGTTAACCTGAAACCTACCAGACTTGTACATATAGTCTACGACTTCAAGGAAGTCCTTCTCAGGCATACCAATGAAAGCACTAGACCTTTTATACAAAGCCTTAAGTACCTCAGGGTTTCTGTTGATCATGGCAATACGCATGGGAAGATATGCCGCAGCAGCTTTCAGACCATGCAGAGGAGAAACAGCCATGATAGACAAAGCAGCAGAACCTTGGACAAGAAGCTGATCAATGTTGAATAGACCCATCTTAAGGTCAAAAGCAAAGGATCTCAGAGCCACATCCGGTCTAAAGCTCATCTTGTCGATGACATCAATACCAGACTTCTCAAAGATGAACTCGCCAAAGCCAGTCATTCTTCTATTCCAAGCTTGAGCAAAGTCATTTGTCTCATTAAGTCTGTTCATGATAACTCTTCTTTCAGTTCTGAAGAGATCACCAGCCTTGTTGTTGGCAAACTTGGCCTGTCTTAACTGCTCAACAAAAGGAAGCTTTTCAATCTGGCTAAGATTGGTAATAGCATTATTAGCCCTAGCCCCCTTTAGGAAACCTTCAATAGCCTTATAAGAGTACTCTCTTTCGGCAATGTAGTTGATACCCTTGGCAAAGTCTCTTTCAACTGAGACAAGGGAATCAACTTGCTTAAACTGTCCACTGCCATAGCCGTGGATTACGTCATTGTCTAAGTTACCCTTGGCATACAGTTCTTCGTATGTTGTAAACTTACCAAGCCTGTAGTTTTCAAACTGACCAACACCAACTGAGGGTAGTTCAGCGCCCTTAGCCACAATCTCAACATCCCCTTCAATACCAGACTTTGCAAGGTACTTTTCAAAGAGATCGATGTCTTCGATGTTGGGGTTAAATCCGTTGTTAGCCTTGACCAGATCATCAGCCGCAGACTTGCTAATCGCCCCAGATTTAAAATCTCCAAGGGTCTTCATCAAGGACTTAATATCCTTGGCAGCATCAGCAAGTTCCTTTGCTGTTCTACCCACAAACACAATACCGGGAGTCAAGTTAAGAACATTACCAGAAAGATCTGATCTGATTTTTCTAGAGGCAAGAAAACCATGAATATTCCCTGTCTCCCTATACCCACCAGCAATCTTTGGTACAACATCAGACAGGGTGACAGGTCTAGAAGACTTCAGAGAACCCGTGGCATACAAGACTTTCTTACCATCGATAACCGGGGCATTGTCCACATCCACGATCTGGTAAAGACTATTCTGTTTCTTGTTCCTCTTCAGAGCAAACAAAGTCTTTCTGTCAATCACCTTACCTGTGTTAAGGTCAAGTACAAAGTTCTGGGGATACTTTTCAGTAGAAGGAAGATTGCCAATATCATCCAGCTTTTTCATCCGGTAAAAGTTAGTACCATCACCTGTACCCATAAACTGGCCGTATTTTTCACCAGATGTTCTCTTCAGAACCTTATCAGCATCAAGCCAACGTGCAGTCTCAGAAAGCTTGTATGTGGAGACATAAGCATCCTGAACTTCCTGTGTGGCCTCACGCCCAGTCTGCTTACGATACACATCCTTGAACTCAGAAAGATCGTACCAGTCACTGTTTTCAATATTCAGCTTAGAAATAACCTGATCAAGACCTCTCTTGTCAGCCCTAGAAACCTTCTTCAAAAGGTTATTGTGTTCTTTCACAATCTCTGATTCGACATAACCAATTTGCTGAAGACCTCTCTTCAGAGTTGTGTTAAGTCTATCGGAAGAGGTAATCTCAGGCGAGGCAAACCAATCAAACAAAGAAGATCTAAGCTCTGAAGCTTCTGTGGCAGAAGCCAGTCCCTTCATACTAAGGTTTCTCTCAAGGGCTACGACATACCCCTCAGGGCCATCACCCTTGGCGTTGACACCATACGGTTCTACCTTACCACCAAACGGCTTGGCAAACTTCTGAGCATTGGCCCAGTCCTTGAACGGTACACCGTCTTCTCTGCCAAGAGTAACCTTTACAGCAAAGTTATCCAGACCCAAGTCTTTTTCCTGAATATCCAAGACATGAAACTTGTTCTTTTTCTCAAGGTAATTCTTGTACCTTGTCTTTGAAGCCTGAAGCATCTCAGGTGAATAGATACCACGGTAAGCCGCAGAAACCTTTTCAAAGTAATCATTGGCTACTTCATTAGCCAGAGTAGGCTTAAGGGTGGCACCAAGGCCATTAGAACCCACAGCAGAAGACCCGGGAGCCGCATGAGTGGCAAGATTAACTGATGTCTGCCCAGTACTCAGGGCATTGTCTACCACAGCATTAGCCGCTGCCTTGCCTCCTGTAGCCTCTGCTACCTGTGCAGCATCCGTAGCCAAAGAAAGCTTTGCAGTTGTACCTGTTGTCCTTGCTACGGCCTTACCAGCAGTAAGAACCTTACCAATAGGAACAAAGCCAGCCACATCAGCAGCCAGCCAAAGACCTTCGTTCTCTGTTGTACCCATCGTATTGATTGTGTTAAACCGGGACCAGTACAGAAGAGAATTGTCACCAAAGATACCTAGCTCTTTGGCCTTTTGAGCAAACTTTCTGGCAAGGATTCTCTTCTTATTTAGATCAGTCTCAAGGAAGATCTCCATGTACTGTTCTCTGCCAAGCTGGGACTTACCCATCCAGTCTCCAGCACTTGTTTCTGTAACACCAAGAAAGTTCTCAGCAACACCTACAGTAGCTTCTGTAGCAAACATACCAAGGAAAGATCCAACATACCCAAGCATAGACTCATCCGGGGCATTGGCCTTAAACTCTTCAGACAGGATAGCCATTGTCAAAGCAGTCTGATCTACATCAGGATTAAATCTGTCTACGACAATGTTCTCAATTACGTCTTTACTTTCCTGTGCATTCTCAATGTACTGGGTATTCTTCTGATAAGTATCCAGAGTTTGTCTAAAAGATTCTGGTGTAAAGTTTTCTGTATAAGCCTTCTCAACAAGATCAGGCTGTTCTTTTTCCATGAAGATATCGTAGTACTTGCCGTCTTCAACAGCAGTCAAAGCTTCTTGGACAGGGATGTTGTTATGCTGTGCATACCTCTCTGCTAAAGAGAGCTTGTACTTCTTACTCTTCTCAACCTGTTGAGTGACTTCTTCCTCGCTAGGAAAAAGACTTTCTACTACCTCAAAGGTTCCATCTTCAGGGAAAAGGCTCATTAAGTATACCCCATCCCAAGACCTCTGGACTGAATCGGGTTAGCCATCTTGCCAAGTTGCTTCATACCAGAGTTGTAAAGACCAGAGCCAAGATACCCAAGTTCACCACCGATAGATGCAACACCCTGTGCGATACCAGCCTGAGTCTGATACTGAGCGGCATTGTTAAGGAAGCCCTGTTGCTTGTCAACAGATCTAGCCGACATCTGCTGGAACCCAAGGGTAGACAGTACCTGATTTTGTAGGCCACTCAGTCCACCAGTAAGACCTGTGCCACCCAGACCACCAATCTGTGCAGCCACATTGACTGTCTGTCCTGCGGCAATAGCCTGTGATCTAAGAAGCTGTCTACGTTCCCTCTCATCAGCAGACCTCTGGAGTCTACGTTGTTCCTTCATGGCCTTCTGCTGCTCTTCCATAGCCTTCTTCTGGGAGTACATCCCAAAGACACTGGCACCAATGCCAATAACCGCTCCTGCTGCTTGCGCCATTTAAATATCCTTCCAATAAATAACTTCTTTTTCTGAATACCCTAGCCCTTTATAAAGTCTACCCAGATGCTTTGGACTAAGGTTTGTGAAAGTACTAACAGAAAGTACGTCTGCTTTCTTGTATCTACCCCATGCCTCAAAAGCCTTAAGCATTTCTTTTCCGTACTTCCGGTATTCTTCCTCTACAAAGATCGACATACAGTATGCCATCATGGAAGAATGAAAGTAATGCGGGGTCAGGTAGCCAAAGACATAACCTTGAACTTTGCCGTTGATGACAAGCGAGATACCAGTAGCATTGTCATTCTTCAGGGCTTCTTTGAACAGGGCTTCTATCCGGTCTTCTTCAAACTCTCTGTCTGGTACAGCAGCTTTAACAGGAACCTTGGATAGTCTTACTATGTCTTCGTAGTCTTCTGGTCTGAAGTATCTTATCTTAATATCTTGGATTTGATCCACTTACAATTTCCCAACCAATAAGATAGAAATCTTTGCCAGCCTGAGACTCAAAGCGCATACGCATTACTCTACCCTTGCCTCTGATTTTAGTCCTAGCAACAATTGTATCATATGGATAAGTAAATGTCAAATTATCTGGATCAACCGTAGGATAGTTAACCATCCGATATACCTCACTTGGGTTGCTCCAACGAGAACTATCACCAGACAAATCCCACTTGATTGTCAGAAGACACCCTGAGGGATAGTCAGCCTCATATCCACCACCCACAGCTACAAAGTTCTGTTCTGTTCTCTTGAAGTATGTGGTGATATACGGGGTATTCTTCTTCAGCGTAGCAGAACCCATAAAATCATACCCAGTTTCTGCATAGGAAGAGTAGTCAGCAGATCCCCAATCCACAAAGTCTCTGTTCCTAAACTCTGCAAAGGTAAGTTTACCAGAAGCAGTCCTGACAATAAACTTTACTTCTGTCAGGCTAGAACCAGAAGAAGTAATGGTCTGGATAACATTGTCTGAAGCTGCGGTAATAACATTATCAGCATTGACAAGAATATCATAGTTTACAGGAGAAGACCCAAGACCAGAAAGGAAGAAAGCATCAAGGATATACGGACTTGTACCAGTTGTATCCTCAACCTGCCAAGGGAAGTAAGCTTGGAGTGTCATATCCAAGATAAGGATATTGTTTTTCTTATGCTCCGCAGTTTCAGTTTCAGAAGGATACATCCAGTAAATACGGTTATTCAACCTGTCATAGACTGAAGAAGCCTCAGTTTTTTTCTGATTACTAATCCCGTCATAGAATGTCTTGATAGTCTCTGAGATATTGGTAACAGCAGGAGTACTGTTTTCATTTGAGATTGCAAAGATACCAGACACACCCCAATAGATCGGAGTACCGGATACGTTTACCAGAGTCTTTCTGTTCATAATACCAAAGTTAGAGATCTTACTGACGTAGTACTCTGTAGCTTTAAAGACCTGATCAACGCCACCGATAACCCATACACCGTTGCTGGCAAGAACATAAAGAACAGACCCTGTGGTAAACAAGGCAAGGATGTTATTGGCTTCTGGAATAACAATATACCCACCGTCAGAGTCCACAAGCCCTGCGGTATCTTCTGCACTAGGATCTGCGTTCTGATAGCAACGTCCAAAGTCTTTCTTATTCTCAATAGTCTTGGTAAAAAAGACCTTACCACCGTTCTTTACAGAGTTAAGTCCTGCATACCAAATACGACCAGCATAAGCTTCTGTGCAGTTAAATCTAGCAGTCTCAATAATTGTTGTTAAACCTGTGATAGCACCCGGAGGAGCATCGGTAGTAGCAGCACTTCTATCTTGATTAAAAAAGCTTAAGATATAACGGCCATTAGGAGCAAGAGTAGAACCTTGCTTCAAAGCAAAAAATTGATCATCACTCATAGAAGTATTAGTATTAGTATTTCTACTAACCCACCACGGTTTATTTCTTGGTGGATAATCTGATCTATTTAAACCATTATTATTATTTCTCCAATAAGCGTAGGGACTAGATCTATTTCCTAAATTAGTTTTTTCTGCCCAACCCATATTATAAAGGTCATACTGGTAGTTTTTTGTAATGGCTGTAGGAGTCTTTTCAGTAGCAGTATCCCAATAAGTTTCATACACAAAACCTGTGGCAGACGTTGTAGACAGATTTGCACCTGTCAGGGCATAGGTAAAAGTTGTACTTGTTGGAACAGTAGCAACCACAAAAGATCCATTGAAGATACCAAGAGATCCGTTGACTTGTATTGCATCTCCTACATTAAGCACATGCGCTGCATTTGTTGTAATAGTAACAACATTGCTTGTTCTTGAAATAGTAGATATGTTTGAGGACATACCAAGATATTCAAAGTCTCTGATCTTGATATTAATAATCTCAACAGAGATTGTATCAGAAGATGGAGTATACTCAACAGAGATAGGATTAATAGCCGCAGAAGTAATAATCAAAGAACCAGTAATTGAAGAAGTACTGATAGGCGTCTCAGACACGCTGTAGCTGTTACCAGCAGAGTAGTTACTAAGGTTAATGCTAAAAGGTTTCTCAGAAGCAGAAGTGGTATCATAGCTTTTGTCGTAGAAATAAACCATATTGTTTACCTGTACAACAAGGAACTCCGTACCACCGATACCAGACACATTCTGCCAGTTTTCTTTATGGATAAAGTTACCAGAGGCTACAGAAAAGGTACTGTCCTGATAGTTAATCTCGTATTCAATACCTCTACGTCTCTGTCTGGCCCCGTTCTTCAATAGGTCACAGTTAAGTTCATCTGAAGAAGCACCCTCAGGGAACGTCATCACTGTAGCTTCAGTGACAAGTCCCTTGTTGAAGGTGTTTACAGGCTTTAGATTAACTTGCTGTGGCAACCTTTAATTCCTTTTTCTTCAGAGGAGGGGCCTTCTCTTCACCAAACATCTTATCCCACTTGGCCTGTTTGGTTTCCTTGGCATGTTCAAGGAAAAACTTAAGAGCTTTTAGAGCAATCTTTCTTGAGGTAAAAGTCCCTGATAGTTCTTCAGCAACCTCACCACCATTGTCCTGACGGATCTTGAACATCCCATATCCGTCTTCAGGCTTATAAATAATATACTTTGCTTTTCTCTTAGACGAAGTAACACTCATCAGAGTGCCTTCAGGATTCTCTTCAACAATAATATCAGTAACGCTTTCTTCCATAATCATTCAGAACTCTCATTTCTCCGGTCTTGGATCTATTGTTCCTCTGGAAGTATCTGTGCTTCCGTGCGAACTGTTCTACTTTAGGATCAGCCCCGCCCTTGAACAGGGAGAAGGCCCGTGACTTAACTTCTGCAAGGTAGTAGGGGAAGATCGTATCATCGATATCTGGGACAGCAGCATCTGTCAGAGTAAAACTAGGGATCTTTACCCCAAGGACCATTGTCTTGCTTGTCTGGAGAGTGTTATCCACAGCAGAGTCATACGAATCAAAGCAAAGATACCTGTCATCAAAAGAGGTAAAGCTATCAGGCATCTTGTTGTTAAGGATCGGTAGAGAGATACCTGAGGTAGGGTCAGTAACAATGATGACCTCAGTAGCCGTGGTATCTCTTGTGACAATGCTCTTGATAAACTCTTCCGGTGGGACATAGTTGATAAGTTTATACTCAAGCTCACCAACAGTATCAGATACGTTATACCTCAACTCCTTGATCTCTGTAACAGACTCAGCATCCATGTAGTTAGGACGAGAGGAGTTAGACAGGCCAGAGACTGTCATCAACTCTGTATGCTCTGGAAGATCAACGGTTGTGATTACATCGTAATAGACGCTTTTACAGATATTGGCAATCTGGGTAGCCTCTACTGTATCAGAGATAGAGTTAACCTCATCAGAGTCTAGGTCATTCAGTACATCCTGAACAACCTCTAGCAATGTCATTTTAATTGTTGCCATTAGGATTCACTCCTGTTCATTACCGTGCCTTATGAACTCTGGAAGAAATTACACCAATGTTAATGATATTGGCTGTACCTGTGTTTGTCCTGAGGTAGATCCTTGCCCCGTGTGTAACCATATTAGCAGTCACAGGAAAGAGAGAAGACTCTGTGATCACCTGACCAGCACCCTTTGCAAGGGACACAGTTGTTTCACCAAGGAGTGTGCTGTAGGTCGTACCATCAGAAGAACCATAAAGCTTCAGATCCATTGTTAGAGGATTAGAGGCAACAGTATAGACAGTGTATGTAAAAGTAATTGAATGAAGATCCCCAGCTGAGACAAACTGTAAGGTCTCTGTGGTCAGGTTCATCAGAGATGAAGTTATACCTGTAAGGGAGATCGGAAGCTGGGTGACATTAGCGTTGGTATCAAATGGGACCAGTACCTCAGTTGTACTGACTGCCAGAGCATTTGTACCTACGTAAAGAGCATTAGAGTACTGACCCCAGCCAGTACCCGGAAGTCTGTTAACTGCTGTCCATGCACCAGAGCCAGAACCATTGGCAAGATAAGCCGTATTAGCAGCAGCCGTAGAGGCACCCTTAGGCTCATGCAGATTAGGATCAGAAAGAGTTGAATGCTGTACGTTAGCCAATTACGTTATCCTTTAGATATGGGGTTAACACCCCGGCTGGCCTATAGTCTTATTATATAGATTCCAAAAGAAAAGTCAAGGGGGACCTTGAGATCCCCCTCAACAAGAGCGTTAGTCTTTTTCGATGTACTCAACAATCAGCCTGCCTGTACCCGCCGTAACCGTACCACCCTTCGTCGTGTAGATGTAGCCATCCGCAGTAGCCGAGAAGTTGGTAAAGACACCAGACGAAGCAGCAGCAGCCGCACCATCGCACAGAAGCGACTTAGTAGCCGCAAGGTTAGCCTGAGTACCCAGAGTAGATGTCAGGATAGCATCATCGTCTGTAGAAGTTGAACCGTCTTTAGTAGACAGACCAACCTTCAGCGTACCAGAAGTACCTGTCATCGCGGTCTTACCAATGAGGTAAGCTCTGACAATCTGAGCGCCCGCAGGAATGAAGGCTTCGTGATTATCAGCCGCAGCCGAGATGTTTGTAGTGTAGTCAAGGTCCACTTCAAGAACCTTAACAGCACCCAGAGTGTTTAGACCAGCACCAGTCTGGCCCGCCTCCGGGTTAACGAAACGAACTTCAAGTCCGTCAGAGTTTGTCCAATCAGCCATTTTAATATCCTCCTATTAAACCGAGGTGTTCGAAAGAACACAGACAAGGTTCTCCGGACGATAGAGCTTAACACCATAACGAGCGGTAGTTACAAACTCTGTACGCTGGAAGTCCTTGTTGTACTCAGTATCGACCTCAGGCATCTGTCTCCAAGCACCAATGAACGGAACAACCGAAGCATCGGCAGAGAAGAACAGGTTAGCCTTAAAGCCAGCGCAGCTAACAGTCTCAAGCGTTTCCGAAGAGATAGTAGCCAGACGCTGCGAAGTGTACACATCGAAACCGTAGACGTTACGGACGAAGCGCATACCAGTCGCGATACCCGAAGAGACAATACCCTCAAACATCGGGTTGAAGCCCGAAGAACCGTTAATGATCGACGATGTTTCAATTGTGTAAGCGACCGAAGGGTCCACAATAGCCACACGGTTATTAGCCGAGACATTAGCCTTATTCAGGGAAAGGTTAGCACGGGCGAAGTCATTCACGTTAATGACGTTGCTAGAGCCAGTAGCGACATAACGATGCTTACCACCGTTAATCGTATTGGTATTAGCAGCAGTCTGCTGAGACTGAAGACCAAGAACGGCCTCTTCAACATGCTCCATAATCGCACGCTCCTGCTCGGGCACGAAGCGCGAAACAAGCTCGTTCATGTAGAACATATCCTGTTCAGCCTTCTTGGTCACATACGTACCCGAAGAGAGGTACTCAGTGATCTGAAAGGTGAACTGACCAGTATCGAGCGGGCGATACTTTACAGCTTCGTCTTCAACGTAGTCATCAACATACGCCTGACCAATGCTGGGGATCTTGAAAGTGTCGCCGTCAGGGAACTCCTGAAGCCAACGAACATACGTCTGAGCCATAAGCTCATCACGAAGAATCTCCTTCAGCTCACGCGACCAAACCTCTGCGCGAGTAAGGAGAGAAACAGTACTAGCTGTCATACCTGACATTTTTAGTTCTCCTTATGATTAAGATTTGTAGAAACGATCTCCCAATCGGGTCCTATCCTGAAGCATCATATTCTGGACCTTAGGGGAATAGTACAAACTCCGGTTATCCTTACGCAACTTCTGATAATAATCAAAGTCACGGTCCTGAGTATTGGAGTTAAAGGTTTCACTTCTGACTGAAGACTGAGGCGCTGTACCCGCTGTGGGCTTTTGAGCAGACACTCCAATCAACTGGAAAAACGCTGTAGGGGATTCAGCAGCAATCTCCTTAAGCTTGTCCAAGGACATACCAAGTTCCTGACTCTTCGTCTTAAGAACCTGAGTAGCCTTGTCACCGAACTTCTTCTCCATCTCATCACTGACAACAGTGAGGTTCTGGGCAAGAGTCCGATTCTTTTCCTTCTCCGTGATTACCTTTTCTACAAGGGTTTCGATATCACTCGCGCTCTGAGTGGTGTTCTCAGTATTAGAGGAACTAGAAGTATTCGGAGGAGGATCGGCCTGTCTAGTCTCAGACCCCTTGCTCATCTGTTCAAGAAGTGACTTGGCATAATCCTGCTTTGCAAGTTCTGCCCGAAGCTCATCAAGGGTCTTTGTAATCTCACCGATATGCCTATCGGCCTCAAGTTTTCCCTTGGCAAGAGCTTCATAATCCTTGAACTTCTTACCTTCTCCTACCAACTGCGTAACAAAAGAATCGTTTGTCTGAGTCTGCTGTGCATCAGTTGTCGTATCTGCCGTGGTCGCGGCTGTAAAAACATCAGTCATTTGTTCTCCTTGGTCTAGAACTTTAGAATGTTAAGGACTTCTGTCAAAGCCCTGTTGTAACCGTTCCTGTCAGCCTGTTTATAAGCCCAACTAGGATTATCGTAATCTTCTGAAAGAACAACTTCTTTCATCTTAGTCTTTACAATCTCTTCAAGTTTCTCAAGTACATCCTTTGCAGAAGAAACCTGTCTCTTAAATCCTTCCTGTTGGTCCTTAGGAAGATCCATAAACCAAATTGTTTTCATTAAATTCCTTGCTCCATTGCAATCATATTCTCTTCATTTGCAATAAGCTGGACTTCTTGAATTGTCTTCTGTGTTTCGTAGTTCTCGTAGACCGACACGTTCTCAGCAAACAGAGACTTCTCACCAAGCTCTTCTGCAAGAATCCTAGCAAATTCCTTGCCACTCATGTGAGCCGAGACAGTAGGATCAGTGGCCTTGATCTGCCAAAGCTGCTGGAGGTTCTGAAGCCTCTGCGCTCTCTCAGCAAAGTGTCTGGCACCCATCGGAACAATCTTACCCTTGGCTGTGATATCTTCCTTGGTGATGGTATCAAAAACCACAATCCCAAGTTCATCATCGAAGACCCGGATAATGTCAGAAGCATCCATATTTCTTCTGGCAGCTTCAAGCATTGAGTTCAGGATAGGCTCAACAAAGACCTTTTCAAAGTGCTGAGTCTTATTCTGGAAGATTCTTCCGGCTGCATTCTGGAGAGAACTGATTTCAAATGCTGTCTTCTCACCCGGGGTTCTGATACCCATAGCTTCTCTGGGAGCGCCAGCAAGCTGTTCCATCCGGTTCTCAAGCATTGAGATCTGGTTATCAGCAGCAAGGGCAGAAGCATCGGGGACAAGGTAAGAGACATCACCTTCGTCACCACAGTAGATTCTGGACCCCGGCTGGAAGTCAAAGTCTTCAACATCACCCTTGATCTTCAGAACAGGGAAGGCAATCTGGTCAAAGACATCTGCCCTGAGGTTCTCAAGATGATCAATCCGGTACTGCATACCAACAAGGTTGTCCAAAGGACCCATTGCGTACAGATTGTCAGGTCTTTCTCTCCAACCAACATGAAAGATAGGACTCTTTCCAAGCCAAGACGGGTTAGGAATATCACGGAGAATATAAGATCTGTCTACAACCTTGATAATTCTGTTTTTTAGAAGGGTATTTGTATACTTGTCGTAGATATCCCCATAGAGTGTCAAAATCTCTACGTAATCAGACTCGTAGTACTCACGAATAGACCCGAAACCATCAACAATAAAGCCATCGTTCTTGTGCAGATCAGAGTCTGAGTACCCTTGGATTGCATTTCTAGTACCAATCATCCGGTCAAAGACCTTAGACATATATTCCTTGTCAGGATCTTCATCAACCATCTTCTTAACTTCACCAAAAGTAAGAAGAGATCTGATAATCTTTGGGGTCTTGTAGAAATCAGAAGCAACAGGATTAAAAACAACGTCATATGGAGAGATACGGACAATCTTGGGACCAATATATCCCGGGATAAACTCACCGTCTTCCATCTCAGTATAGTTTGTTTCGTAATCAACAGTGGCAAAGCAGTTGCCATAGTCAATATAGTCCAAAACAAGCTTAGACATGGTGATTTCAAAGTCAGATTGCTTGACCTTGTTCTCCATGTAAGCCTGAATGGTTTCACGCTTTATCTTGTTATTGCTGTCCTTGTCATCACCTGTCCACTTCATCCATCTGTTCTGAGGGAACAAAGCTGCCATATAGTTGGCATGGAGATTATCTCTGATCTGAGTCAGCTTGGGGACAGTGGTAGAGTTCTTCCACGGCAGAGAACTATTGCTTGTCTTTCTGGTATCAGTGGCAAAGAGGTAGTTTCTGAGTTCTTTCCACTCTTCAAGCTTACCAACTCTCTGCTGATTCCAGAGACGCCATCTATCAGCAATTTCTGTAGCGATATTATCTGGACTGATAATAAGGCTCATGTCTATGGTATTACCAGCCATTAGTGAGCAATGCCTCCGAATCTAGGAGAGTAAACTACATTCGCTGTATTTACCCTTCTGTTGATCATATTAGCAGAAGGCTTTACTGCAATCTCAATAGCAGAAGACAAAGCATCCTTGATGTCATCATGAGGAGGATTTCTTGTCACAAGCTCTTCTTCCAGAAGCTGACAGTTACCGCCCTTGTAATGATAGATCGAAAGGTTATCATATCTTGGTTCAAGGATTGCAGCCATTCTTTCTTCCTTTGAACCAGAGTGCCTAGTAGGTCTATGTTCTTCAACCTTTAGCATAAGCCCATGAGGCTTAATATAACTGTCTTTCAATTCTTGAACAATTGCAGACTGTGCAGCAGTGACTTCAGCCCTGATCTTTTTAAAATCCCATTTGTTAAGGAGATCAAGAACGTGTCTAAAGTACTCAGAAATTTTGTCCGTTCTGAATCGGTCAATGTCAAGAACATAAACATTATTTTCGTAATCTACCCCAATAACAACAATAGCTGTATAATCTGCTTTTCTTCTTAAACTATACGCAAAGTCAACTGCGGCAAATACATTTAATTTTCTGTCCTTATGATACCATGAACCAGCAGTCTTTGTCAAGTATTCTTTTTCAAAGTACTGAAACTTATTATAGTCAATAGGTCTATTGTCTGGATCACTTGGATCGTTATAGTACTGCGCCCTGAACTGAGTCTTGTCTAGATACTGCGCTCTTTTCTTAGCCAATACTTGGATGTCAAAGCCAAAGGACTTACCGTCATGCCTTGTCTGTCTAGGCCATAGGAACTGTCCTGTGCCATCGCCAATGTCTTCCACAGCCCTCTCAAAGATTTCGTAAATAGGCTCTGATCCAATTATTTCAGAGGCATTATTATAGATATCTTCTTCCATACTAAGAAGTTCTGAGTATAAATCCTTGGGGTGATACCTAGTACCAACCACCCACTCTCTGGCATCAGCACCTTCAATAGAAGACAGAAGGGAGTACTGAGACTTAACCCTGTCTCTGCCTTCTTGAGTATAAGCGTTCTCGTAAACAACAACGTCATCAAGGACAGCAATGTCACAGTGAAGACCAGTCAAAGAAGTAGTAAGACCACCTGTAAAGACTGAGGGATCACGGATATGTTCTTCTTTTCTCAGAGGATGATCCAGACTGATTTCAGTCATGGTCCACTTTTCTCTCTTGCCTTCGTCATCATGTATATGCTCAGGCCAATATCTCCGGTGGATGTCAGAGGTAAAAATAGACTTGATAAATGAAAGCTGCTTTTGGGCCAGATTAGATGTGGCTGAGATGTACAGAACCCTGAGGGTAGGGTCCTTGGTAAGTTCCCAAGCAACCCTATAAGCAACCATAGCAGACTTACCGTGATCTCGTGGGAGAAGAGTAAGCTGATGAGACTTAGCCTCTTCTTTGTTCCACCAACGGCAAAGCTCTTCATGTACAGAACCAAGTACCCTGTTAGGGGAGACAAGCCTGATAAAAGTAATCAGATCTTGTTCTGCGACTTCCCTGATGTCGTTGATACTTGCCATTAGTTGACCAGCTTAAGACCAATTCTTTCAGCGTCATCTCTGAAGGTCTTGCTGGTCTCTACTTCCTTACGAAGTTCAGCATTAATCTCTTCCTTGCTAGGACGGCCTCTCTTACCCTTCTTGTCGAGGTATTCGTTATCAGCCAGATACTTCATAGCCTGAAAGGAAAGCTTCTCATCTTCTGTGGCAGCACGGATAATAGATCTCATAGCCCGTGCCTTGAGCTTGAGGTTCAGTTCCTTACGCCACTGATCAATGTGCTTTCTGATAATCGGAGACTCAACAAGTCTTTCCCAGTGCTTATACGAACCAAGAGTAGCAATGGCAAAGTCGTACTCAGTAACGTCTTCCATCTCAAGGTAGACTCTCTTCATACTGGTATAGGTCTTATCTACAACAACAAGATCCTTTTCCTTTAGAGTCCACTTGGTTCCAAAGATAGGGCGCTCTTCAGGAAGAGTGGTCTCGTAGAACAAACCTTTGGTCTGATACCCGGCCATTATTCACACCTTCTTTTTCTATGGTTCCATTTACCACCACGAAGCTGACATTTACGCCATTCGGCTTCTTCTTCAGGTGGCATTCTTTTTAACAGATAAGGCAGAGCAGCCTTGAACAACACAGTACCAAGACCTATCCAAAACGTAGGAGATCTTGCAACCAGTACTCCTCCTGCGAATAATCCAAGGATTAAACTTAGGATTAGTACTGGTTCAATCCAGTTCACGCAGACTTCTTAGCCCAGATAGACCAGCCAGCAGCAAAGATCGTACCCAAGGCACCAAGGACTGTCTCCAGAGTGCCAGCATCAACCATACCCTTAGCAACAAGATAGCCACCACCAGCAGCCAGAACCGCACGGGCAACGCCCCAAATCATTTCCTTTGTCATTATAGTCTCCTTGACTTTATATCAGTTATGGATATTTATTTCTAGGTAGCTCAAAGTGAGGACCGTCTTTAAAAGACTTCCAATCACCACCCCAAGTAATAGGAATATTTTCTAGCTTGGCTGCTTCCTTTACTAGAATAGAAAGCTTAATATACAAAGGCCAATCCCATTTAATCTTACCGTTTAGTGTAACAGCAAAGTCTACAGCCTTACTGTAGCCATCCTTACCGGGGATATGTCTAGAGTTTAGCGTTGTTGTAGCACCAGCCTTAAGCAGCTTCTTCTGTTCTTCTAGAGTTCTAGGACCACAGGTAATAATGAATCCAAAAGACTTATCTTTTATGAGTTTAGCTGTACGGCGAACAACCTTAACAAGATCCGGGTGAACTCTTTTAAGTTTCGCTTCAGACGAAGAGTTAATAACCATTACGGTATTCTCCAGTGTATATGAGAAGAAATCCATTGAAAGATATACGGAATAGCCATACCAACTATAACAATAACACCACCGATATACGCAATCTTTTCTTTTATAGCTGTTTGGAATACCTGAAGTTCTTCTACTTCTTCTTTTAATTCAGCAATATCTTTAGCACACTGCTCAGACTGAGGCAGATTTTTAATACCATCTTTCATATATTCTTGATTGGCTTCAATCCTAGCCAACCTTTCTGCTACCTCAATCTGCCACTGTTCCATAACCTATCTTTCAGACATTAAGTAAAGCGGGTCGAATAGGTAGAGTATTCAAGAGCAACAAAAGCTTCAGGCGTTACGACCGAAAGATTGTCAACGGAAGCACGAAGCACGGTCATGTTGACCGGATTTGCCGAGCCACCAAAGTAAGGCGATCCGCTAGGTTGCGGCAGCGAAGTGAGGGCACTTGTAAAAGTGGTTATCTTGACGCCGTTCCAGAACCCCTTGTAGACATAGACGCCGCCAACCAGTTCCATTGATACGGCAATGTGAGCAATCTTGCTGGCTCCCAGAGTGGAAATTGCCTGGGAGGTCAAGGCAGAGCCCACGTTGTTGCCGCTATAGACTGCAACAAACGTGTTAGCATCAGTAGTCCCATACTGCATATGGCAAACCCACTGGTTGGTGCCAAGGCTACCAACGCGGGCAATGTAGTTATTGGTTCCAGACGTAAAGGCCTGCGTTCCAAACTTGATCCAGAACGAAACTACGCCGTTTTCCGCCGCCCCGCGCTTGAAGGTCGATGGCAGCGTAATCGTGTCAGCCGTGGCATCGAGCGTAAAGCCGTTTGACCAACCAACCGTCCCTGCAAACGCCGCTGAGTTACTGCCTATCAAAGACTTCCAAGTATCAGTCCCTTCAAGTGGGTCTGCCTGCGCAGGCCACGACACATCAGCGTCAAGAGCATCAAAGATGTCGAGGGTGCCATTGTTAGCAATCCTATCGTTCCGTAAAATAGGGATCGTCGTGTCGGTAAACGAGACACCGGGAACGCGAAGAAGTAGAGTC